CAAAAGAGCGTGTTGATCTGCTTATCAGCTTAACAAAAATAAATAGCGAACAGCTTAAAGATTCGATAACCGATCATCTTTGTGCTGGTCACTCTGAGAAAGATGCCGTTTTACTTAACGGTGTCACTCAATCTAACTTCAATAGAGCAATGAAAAAGCTGAATGACGTGGCTGGCATTGTTGAGAAGATAAAAGAACTTGACTGGGAACGGCTTAAATCAGTTAAGTGATATAATTTTTAATTCAAAAAAAGGAAATACCATGCAAAATAATGCACCACTTGATAAAGGCCGTGTTGCCGTAGTAGTTGAGAAGTACCAAACCAATCAACTTGATCCGCAAACCAATCAGCCAATCATGAAAAATCGCTACGCCACTGTAGGCCGCGCAACTCTTTGGCCTAACAAGCAAGGCTCTAACATGCCTAACATTGAAGTTGAGCTTGATACTATGCCAGTCGGTCAATCTGGCCCGTTAAAGCTATACACCTTTTGGGATAGCGAAAACCAAAACGGCCAACAGGCAGCGCAACAGCAGCAAGGCGGTTATCAGCAACAGCAATCAGGCTACCAACAACACCGGGGCTAACATGGGAAAGGTTTTAGATTTATTACGAAAGGGCGCAAGCGCTCCGGCTGGTGACGTTACTCACTTTAACGAAGCCAAAACAGCAGAAGAAGCGCTTGCTGTACTTTCAAAAGAAGCAAGAAAGGCATTGCGTGAAACGGGACTTTGGAACCAAGAGTTTCACGGTAATGAAATTGTAGCGGTGATCGCCTGCTTTATTGCGGCGAAAGCTGAATTAGATAAACAATCTGAAGGTAAATAAAATGACAAAGCAACATGACGAACAAATGGAAAAAGAAATTGTTGAACTTGGTTTAACTGCGCCTCGCGTCACACTCGATTCAATCAAAGTGCTAATGGCTAAGGTTGAATACAAGGTTCACGTTGTTGAAGGCACTACCACAACTCACGCCGTTGCGCTTCTTGATGGTTTTAGCCTGGCTATTGGCATGAGCGCTTGTGTTGATCCTGCAAACTTCAATGAAGAGTTAGGTCGCAAGTATTCAATCATTGACGCTGAAGAGAAGGCTCAGAAAAAGCTATGGGAGCTTGAAGGTTATCGCCTGAAGTTCTCAAAGAGCTAAATGAATAGCGTTATCAAGGTTGTATTCATGCCTAAACTGTTAAAGGCTCAAAGGCATGAATACTTAATTAACACCGACAACTACAAAACCGCTGAAGAGATAGCGAGTAAGCGGTTGTTCTTTGATGGCCACAGTAAGAAAGACTTCAAAGAAGTTGTTATGGCTCAGGTTCAAGTATTTGATAAGTAAGGTATTTATGAAAAAAGTAGCATTAATTATAGGCCACTCAGCTAAAAGCCCAGGGGCCACAAACAAAACTTACGGCACAAGCGAGTTTGAATTTAACGGGCCTCTTGCTTACTCGGTAGCTAAAAAGCTTATCCTGGAAGGTTACGAGCCAATCATTATTTATCGTGACTGCTCATACTCAGCACTACCAGGTAAGGTAAATCAAACTGAAGCTGATATTGCCGTATCATTCCACTGCAACGCCTTCAATGAGCAATCAAACGGCTCAGAAACGCTTTACTACAAGCACAGCTCAAAAGGTTTCTTGCTTGCTTCGTGCATTCAAGAGCAAGTTGTTAAGTGTTTGGGCCTTAAAGATCGCGGCCTTAAACCTTGCGTAGCTTCGCACAAAGGTAAGGCTGGTGATCGCGGTGGTCTACTTCTTCAGAAAACTTCAATGCCTTGTGTCATTGTAGAGCCGTTCTTTATTGATAGTGACGCATCATTAGAGCTGGCTAACCACAAGTTTGAAGAGTTAGCTGAAGCCTACACTAAAGGGATGGTGAACTATCTAAGGGGTTAATATGGCATTAGATCCAATTAGCGCGGCGTTAGAATTAGGAACGTCAGTCATCAATAAGATTTGGCCTGACCCGGTTAAGCAGGCAGAAGAACAGCGCAAGCTTCAAGAGTTGGCTCAGAAGGGTGAACTTGAACAGCTTAACGCTGAAGTAAAGCTTCTGGTTGCTCAGATAGAGATCAACAAGGTTGAAGCTGCTCACAAGTCGATATTCGTTGCTGGGTGGAGGCCGTTTATTGGTTGGGTGTGCGGCCTTGGCCTTCTCTATAACGTGATACTCGCCCCATTCCTTGATATTTGGCTGACGGTTCCAGAGATTAAGTCTGATCTCTTATACCCGGTGCTGCTTGGTATGTTGGGCTTGGGTGGTATGCGTTCATTCGAGAAGGTTAAGCGCGTAAGTAGGGAAAAATAGCGTATAATTAAACATTGAGGATAGGGTAGCTCCCGAAAGAACGACACGCTGATCGTTTTTCCTCAATCCTTTATCAGCGAACCTTAGCGAGGTTAATTATGTTTATTAGAAAGGCTGCTAATAAAATATCAATAGCGAAAAGAAAACCAATATGCGGAATTGCCATCAATGACGCATGGTACATTACGCAATCAAGCAAGCACGGAACTTGCCCTATATACAGAAAATGGAAGGATATGATCAGCAGGTCTTATTCTTCAAAAATGCACAAAAACAATCCCACCTATGAAGACTGCTCAGTTTGTGATGAGTGGTTAACCTTCAGTAACTTCCTTTCTTGGTATGAGGCAAATCACGTTGATGGTTTTGATCTTGATAAAGATTTAAAGGTCAAAGGGAATAAGATTTACTCGCCAGATACCTGCTTATTTGTACCACAAGAAGTAAACAGGCTTTTCGCTGACAAGCCAAGTTTGAATAGAAGCCTCCCCACTGGCGTTAGCTTTCATAAAGGCACAGGGAAGTATCGAGCGAGAATTTCAAGCTCTCACATCGGATTGTTTGAAAATCAAAAAGATGCAGTAAAAGCTTACGCTCAGGCTATGGATGAAAAGATAAGAATATTGATATGTCAATACCCAAACCTTAAAATAGTGCTAAGTCAGTATCTTACTGGTACAATAAAGTCAACGGATTTTTAACATGAAGAGAGTAGATATGCCCTCAGATACACTCAGTTTTATACAACGCCTGCAAGAGTATGGGGTGCTAGGTTACTTATGGATATTGATAGTCAGCTTTTGGGCTGGCACTGCCCGGTATCTCACCTCACTTAATGGCAGGGAGCCAACATTCTTTGGCTGGTTGTCTGAAACTTGTGTTAGTGGCTTCGTTGGCATTATTGCCGCAATGACCTGCCAATACTATGAGCTTGATTTTCTACTCACTGCCGCGATAACAGGGATCTGCGCCCACAACGGAACCAGATCCCTTTATCTTATTGGTGAAATCTTAAAAAAAAACCAAACAACCCTTAACCGCATAGTCAGTGAGCCGCCAGTTGATAACTCTGCTCGCATGGCTAATAAGAAGGAGCAAGATGATGACTGCAAATAAGTCAAAATTTGATGGTTCAGAATTACCTTCAATCGAAAAGAGAATTGAAGATGGGTTTGTTTTTGAGTGCTCATCAAAGATTCAGATTGCGAATGCCGGGGGTGTTGGTAAATGGCTGTTAAGAACAGGGAAGAGTAGAGTTGTTATTCATGCAAGACAAATAACTTCAAATGGCAATGAACTTGACTATCAAGCTTTTGGTGGCGTCACTGTAACGTCAGAAGGCACTCCTGTTCAGGTTGTTAACAGGAACAGCAAAGACGCTCAGAAAACTGGCGTTAAAGTATTTCACACACCAACAGTTTCAGGTGGTCAGGGTGTTCCACCTGTTTATCTTCCAGGCTCTTCTGGTGTCGGACAGATTGCGGTCGGTCAATTTAATCAAGATAGCTTTGTTCGCATCCTTGAGGCAAATACTGACTACATTGCTCAGATCACCAATAACGGCGACATTAATCCAGCTAACGCCGAGCTATACATTATGTGGTCAGAGATAGCAGAGCCAACTCCAGCAGGGTAATGTCATGCCATTGAAGAAAGGTAAAAGCAAAAACATTATTGCTGAGAATATCCGAACAGAAGTGAAAGCTGGCAAGCCTGTTAATCAAGCTGCCGCTATCGCTTATTCAATGGCCGGGAAGTCTAAGAAGAAAGGCAAGAAAGGTTATTGATGGGTGAACGCAAACCAATTCAACTCACACCTGAACAGTTGGAGTTAGCAACTCAGTTAACTCCGCTTCAGCGTAAGTACATCATAGCCCTTGTGAGTAGCAACATGAGCCAGAGAGAGGCTTACGTTCACGCAGGAGGCAAAGCAACCACGCCAGAAGCTCAAGATGCAGCCGCAAGCCGTATGTTAAGCCAAGTTAAGGTGAAGGCTTTCTATGAGTCTCTGATGAACTCTGCTGCTACTGAGGCTGTAATGAGCAAGCAAGAAGCTCTTGAGATACTGACACGTTCAGCAAGAGTAACAATCAATGATGTGTGTGACTTCACTCTTCAGCAGATTGGAGAAGACGAAGACGGAAACCCAATCATGCAAACGGTTTGGGTTATGAAGCACTCTGATGAAATCGAACCTCATGTTCTCGAAGCAATCAAGTCTGTCACATTCACCAAGACCGGGCCAAAGATTGAAATGTATGACCGCAACGGTTCAATCAAAATACTCTCTGACCTTCAAGGTTGGAACGCTCCGAAAGAATCAAAGATCTCTGGCGAGGTTGCTGTCACTGAAGTTGTTCGTAAGGTGGTGGACTAATGGCCGGATCTTCACTTGAGATAGAAACAGCTCGCGTCTTCCTGCCCTTCATGAAGCCTTCGCGCTACAAAGCCGCTTATGGTGGCCGGGGTTCTGCAAAGTCTCACTTCTTCGCTGAGTTGCTAGTTGAACATCATGTTCTTTATCCCGGCTTGCGCTCTGTTTGTATTCGTGAAGTTCAAAAGACCTTGGCTCAGTCTGCCAAGAAGATCATTGAAGACAAGATTAAGAAGCACGGGCTTGATAAGCAGGGCTTCCGCATTCTAAACGACAAGATAGAGACACCGGGTGACGGGGTTATCATCTTCCAAGGTATGCAAGACCATACAAGCGAATCTATCAAATCACTTGAGGGCTTTGGTATTGCGTGGTGTGAAGAGGCGCAAACCCTAAGCTCTCGCTCTCTTGAGCTGTTAAGGCCGACCATTCGTGATAGTGGCATACCTGAGTTCAGTGCTGAGATCTGGTTTTCATGGAACCCAACCAGAAAGACTGATGCGGTCGACACTCTATTCAGGGGTGACAAGGGGGCGCCAAGCAACTCAATTGTTGTTCAGGCTAACTGGAACAATAACCCTTGGTTCCCTGCCGTACTGGAAGCTGAGCGACAAGATGACCTTGAGCAGCGTCCCGACTCATACGATCACGTTTGGGAGGGTGGTTACGTCAAGGCTATGGATGGTGCTTATTGGGTTAAGCATATTGCCAAGGCAAGGCAAGAAGGCCGTATTGGGTTTGTGCCAAGAGATCCGCTCATGCACTGCTACGCCTTTTGGGATATTGGCGGCACTGGCGCTAAGGCTGATGCGTGTAGTATTTGGGTTGTTCAGTTCATTGGCCGGGCTATCAATGTGATTAACCACTATGAGGCTCAAGGCCAAGAGCTTAAAGATCACGTTTACTGGCTTAATCAAAATGAGTTCACGCCAGAGACAACCAAGCTTTACCTTCCTCATGATGGCGTTAAGCATGATTCTGTTCATCGGGTAACGTATGAAAGCGAGTTGAAGAAGGCAGGCTTTAAAGTTGAGGTTATGCCTAATTCTGGCACTGGCGCGGCGATGCAAAGGGTTGAGGCTGTTCGCGGTATTTTTCACCGAGTCTTTATTGATGAGAAGAAGTGTGAAGCAGGGCTTGAGGCTCTTGGTTGGTATCATGAGAAGAAGAACGCTCAAACAGGTATGGGTATGGGACCAGAACACGACTGGTCTTCTCATAGCGCTGACTCATTTGGCGCAATGGCTCTTGAGGCTGAGAAGATAAGCAGGCCAAGAATGAAGAAACCAAGACCACCGCGAAGAACCGTTAGCACTGGCGGCGCTTGGATGTCGGGTTAGCACGGTTCGTGCTCGAAGCGTTGACGAAGGGTAAACGATGCGTACTTATGGTGAGATTGCAGGTGTATCATTTAATCGGCTGAGGTGGAGTGTTTACCACCTTGCCACTGAATACCGCCTATATGATGGCGAAAGCACCAAGCTGGTTTATGTGAACACCATGCTTGAGCTGAAAGAAGAGATCAGAAACTTTATAGGGGAAGAGTATGAAAGCGAAGAAGGTTAAGTTTAAGTGTGAGTGTTGCAAGGTTAACGTGAGTCGGCCTAAAGAGCGTCTTATTCAGGAACATTCTCGCAAATACTGTTCTGAAAAATGCTTAATGAAATGGAGGCTTGCTAATGGCTAAGTCAAAGATCGAGAAGCTTTACGCTAAGCCTGTAAAGCCTCAAAAACAAAAGGGCGACAAGTCAGATGATGCGTTGCTTCAAACAGCGCGTAAGCGAGCCCGTGACGGCGCAAGCTACTGGAAAGACAATTGGGAAGCGGCAGAGGATGATCTGAAGTTCTTGGCCGGGGAGCAATGGCCTTCTCAGGTGCGTACTGAGCGAGAGCTTGAGCAGCGCCCTTGTCTTGTGAATAACGTGCTTCCTACTTTTGTGGATCAGATTCTTGGTGATCAGCGCCAGAACCGCCCAAGTATTAAGGTAAGCCCGGTTGATATGGTGAGAACGCCAGTTGCCGAAGGTGTTGGTGAGTCACTAAAGATAAGTAGCCTTTCAGGTAATCAAGACTATGAGCTTGCTGAGGTGTTCACTGGTGTTATTAAGAACATCGAGTACAACTGTGATGCTGAGACAAGCTATGACATTGCTTTTCAGTCTGCTGTTGAGTCAGGTATGGGTTTCTTGCGTGTTCTCTCTGACTACATGACAGATGAAACCTTTGAGCAAGATCTGATCATTGACCACATTGAAAATCAGTTTGCTGTAACCATCGACCCTAACGCCAAGGAGCGTGACCGCTCTGATATGAATTGGTGTTTGATTGATGACACGATGGAGAAAGAAGCATTCAAGGCAATGTATCCAGAGGCCAATACTGACCCTGTTAACTCTGACTCAGTTGATGACATGGGCTCTTGGTACTCTGACAACACCGTGAAGGTAAGTGAGTATTTCACCCGTGAGCCTTGCGTGAAGGAAGTGGCGCTTCTAAGTGATGGCCGTTCTGTTTACATGGATGAGCTTGAGCCTGTTGTTGATGAGCTGCTTGCCGCTGGTATTAGCATTGTTCGCACTCGCAAGGTTAAGACCTTCAAAGTGTTCTGGCGCAAGATTACCGGGTGTGACGTTCTTGAAGGCCCGGTTGAGATTCCGTGTTCAACTATCCCGGTTGTGCCAGTGTGGGGCAAATCACTGGTTATCAAGAAGAAGGTTATCTTCCGCTCTATCATTCGCCACAGTAAAGACGCTCAGCGCATGGCTAACTATTGGGATAGTGCCGCAACTGAATCTGTTGCCCTTGCACCTAAAGCGCCGTTTATTGGTGCTGAAGGTCATGTTGAAGGCCGCGAAAACGAGTGGGAAACAGCCAACACCACCAACCGAGCAGTATTAACCTATGTGCCTCAGTTCCAAGGCGACCCCGGCCCAAGACGCGATCAGCCTGCTATGGTTCCGGCTGCTGAGATTACCCTTGGAATGAACTCAACCGACAAGATTAAATCAACGCTTGGCATCTTTGATGCTTCGATTGGGGCGGCAGGGCCAGAAACTTCAGGCCGGGCAATTATCGCAAGACAGCGCCAAGGTGATCGCGGTTCCTTCGCCTTTATCGACAACCTGACTAAATCAATTCGACGGGTTGGTAAGATTCTGGTTGAAATGATCCCGAAGGTTTATGACACCGAGCGTGTTGTTCGTTTGAAGTTCCCTGATGAAACTGAAGACTTCGTTAAGCTGAATGAGCAGATCTTTGATGAGCAAACTAAAGAGTGGGTAACTATCAATGATCTGAGCGTTGCCAAGTATGATGTTGTTGTGACTACTGGCCCGGCATTCTCTACTCAACGACAAGAAGCGGCTGAATCACTTATTCAATTTGCAACTGCAGTACCATCGGCTGCAGCAGTAATGGCCGATCTGATAGCCCAGAATATGGACTTCCCGGGTGCAGATGTAATGGCAGAAAGATTGAAGCGCATCATTCCGCCTAACGTGCTCAGTCAAAAAGAAAGGGACGCAATGAACGAAGACGCCCCACAGCAAGAAGAGCCAACCCCAGAGCAACAACTGCAGATGGCCGAGTTTGAAGTGAAAGGGCAGGAAATAGAAGCAGACAAAATGAAGGCTGAGGCAGACATGGCCAAGGCTCAGACTGAGCTTGTTAAAGCTCAACTTCAGTCTGCAGAAGCTCAGGCAAAACTTCAGGCAATAGAAAGCGGTGCTGCAGGTGGTGATCAGGCATACCAGCAAGTAAGAGAGCTTGTGGCTGAGGCTATCGCTGAACTTATGGCTAATAACGAAGCTAAGGTGTAATATTGTATTGCGGCTAGGGTCATTCCCGAAAGCACGTTTCACCCAATACGTGTTGCCGCAAATCTTTATTGGGGCTCTAGGGGTAGAGTATGAAAAAGTTAATTCAAGGTGTTGGCATTAATGATGCTGACTATCAAGTTAGAAATGGTAAATCTCTTTGTCCATATTATCGAAGATGGGCCGACATGATAAAGCGCTGTTATTCTGACAAGTTCAAGCAATCAAGGCCAACATACGAAGGGTGCACAGTCTGCAGTGAGTGGCTTACCTTTTCTAATTTTAAATTGTGGATGGAAAAACAGGACTGGGAAGGCAAAGCGCTTGATAAGGATCTTTTATCATTTGGCGAACCTATATACTCACCAGAGACTTGTGTATTTATACCTGCAGATCTTAATAGCTTACTTTGCGGAATAAATAAGAAAGGCTACTGCTTTGACAAATCAAGGGGCAAATACTTAGCAAAAATTAGCAATGCAGGTAAAACAATAAACCTTGGCAGGTATGACTTGCAATCTGATGCTGAAGAAGCTCACTTGCTTGCAAAGAAAGATTTACTCATTGCTGCAGCAAAAAACCAGCAAGACAAAAGAATTAAATCAGCACTTGAAAAAAGAGCAGAATTGATATAAAGGCAAAATAGTATTATCATTTACATAACCTTAGCGGTGAGATGCACCGCGCTTAAATTCGTTTCATAGGGAACGCCATGAGTGTAGAAAACAACCAAGACGAAACAGCAGGTTTTGTCACAACATCTAGCGATATGCCTGAAGTTCAAACTGAACCACAGGAAGAGCAGCAGCAAGAAGAACAGGCCAATTCTGAAGCTGATGCTACTGTAGGTGATGAAGAGCAAGATCCGAAAGGTGAAGCTGATGAGCCCAAAGCAGAAGAGCAAGATGATCCCGGCAAAGATACCGCCGCCGATCACGACAAAGGCAAGAAGCCTAACCGTGTTCAAAAACGTATCGACCAGGTAGTAAGAGAACGAGAGCAGGAGCGCCGAGAAAAAGAGGCACTTCAGCGCCGTATTGATGAACTTGAAAACGGTAAACAGTCGGATAAGTCAGAAAAGGAGCCTGTAGAGGATGACTTTGAAACTTATGACGAGTACCTTGATGCTTTGGACGCTTACGATAATAAGCAGCCAAAAGCTGAAGAGAAAAAGACTGAACCTAAACAGGATGAGCAAGAACAACCAGGCGAATTGACTGACAGCCAAAAAACGGCAATGGCCGTGATTAAGGAATCGGTTGATAGTGCAGATAAGCCGGAAGACTTTGAAGCGGTCGCGCTTAATCCTGAAGTTCCCGTTACTGGTGAAATGCTTGAAGCTCTGGCTGAATGTGAAGACCCGGCTAAGGTCATGTATCATTTAGGCCAGAATAAAGATCTTGCTGCCGATATTGCTTCTGGTTCGCCAGCTCAGCAAATGCGAGCAATCGCAAAACTTGATCTGACGGTGACGAGCAAACCGCCGAAACCGACAAAAACAACTAACGCGCC